CAGTACAACGTGACGCAGAAAGAGTAACAGCAGCAGAGATAAATCTTATGGCACAGGAGCTAGAGAATAGTCTTGGTGGTATCTATAGTATCTTGACGCAAGAGTTTCAATTACCATATCTTAGAAGACGTATGCACCTATTGGTAAGACAGGGTAAGGTTCCCAAGCTGCCTGATGAATTGGTCAAACCTAAGATAGTGACAGGACTTCAAGGACTTGGTAGAGGTAATGATAGAAACAAACTGATAGAGTTTATCGGAACTGTAGCTCAAGCATTAGGACCAGATGTGATGAGGCAGTACGTCAATGTAGATGAAGCAGTAAAAAGACTAGCTACCAGTATCGGTATAGATACTGCTAACCTAGTAAAAACACAGGAAGAAATCCAAGCAGAACAACAGGCTGCTGCACAACAACAGCTTATTCAAAGTCTTGGACCTGCTGCTTTAGGTTCACGTTTACTTGATCCTAAAGTAAATGCTGAAGCTGGTCTAGCTGATGCACAGGCACAACAACTACAACAACAAGGAGGAACCCCTGATGCCAACCAAGAAGCCTAGGAAAAGAGATGATGACGGAAAGTTTGTCTCTGAAAAAGCAGTCGTTAGTCGTGTAGGTGAGTATGAAGAAAACCCTGTACCTGAGAAGTCAGGTGATGTTACTACTAGACATGGCAGTACAATTCACTATAGTTAAAAGAAAAAACCACTATGACTTCATCACAAGTACAAGTATCTGAAACACCACCAATGTCTCAACAAGATCTTGAAGGTCTTAAAGATGAGAATGGTTTGTATGCTGGTAAGTTTAAAACTGTAGAAGATTTAGCAAACAGCTACAAAGAGCTAGAGGGTAAGCTTGGTTCTGTTACAGAAGAAGATCAAGTATCTGAATCAACAGAAGAAACTACAGGAGTACCAGAAGGGTATGAAGACTTCTATCAAGAAGATGGAACTGTAGATTACAATTCTGTAAATGAAAACTACGGAGAAATTTTAGGAGAGATATTTAAAGAGAACAGCATTGACCCATACAAGATTAGTGCTGAGTTTCATAAGAACGAAGGAGAGATACCAGAAGAAATGTATCAATCTTTATTAGATGCAGGTCTATCTAAAAATGCTGTTGACTCTTACCTTACTGGTAGGGCAGCAGAGATGGGATATGTTGAAGGTGGAGAAGGTGCAGCAGAAGAACTAGCACAAGAAGAGGTAAAAGGTATTAGAGATTCTATAGGTGGAGATGAAGCCTATGGCAAGATGGTTAGTTGGGCTTTAGATAATTTATCCAAGCCAGAGATAGAAGCTTTCAATGAAGCAACAAACACAATGTCTGGACCACAACTTAGTATGATGGTACAAGGACTATATACTAGATACCAAAACGCTATGGGAGTTGAACCAAGTCTTTACTCAGGTAGACCTGCTGCTAGTGGACCTACACCTTACAGATCAACAGCAGAGGTGGTAGCTGCTATGTCTGATCCTCGTTATGGAAAAGATGTTACCTACACCGAAGATGTACAAAGACGTTTAGGTGGTAGTGATGTATTTGGCTAATGGCTAAATTATGTGCCAGAGGTAAAGCAGCAGCAAAGCGTAAGTTCAAGGTCTACCCTTCTGCTTACGCTAATGCTTATGGTGTCAAAGTTTGTAAAGGACAAGTAGCTGTTGGTGGTAAGAAAAGAGTTGCTAGTGGCTACACAAGAAAATCATTAAGAGTTGCGTAATGGCAAAGCTAACACCCAAACAAATAATTACTCTCAACAAACATTCAAAGCATCATTCCAAGAAACACATGGACATGATGAAGAAACTTATGCGTGAAGGTAAAACATTTAAAGCTGCACATACAGCAGCACAAAAAGAAGTAGGCAAATGAGTTTACGCAGATGGTTCAAAGAAGAATGGGTAGATGTTAAGACAGGCAAGCCTTGTGGTCGGCAAAAAGGAGAGAAGCGTGGTGGCTACCCTGCTTGCAGACCTTCAAAAAGAGTTAGTAGTAAGACTCCAAAGACCACAAAAGAAATGAGTAGTAGAGAGAAAAGAAGATTTAAAGCAAGCAAGACCAGTTCAAAAAAAATATCCTATCAACATAGACGTAATAGTTTAAAAATTAAGTAATAGTGTTATATTTGGAATAGCTTACATTTTTTATGTCTAAGGGTGTATCAATGACTAAAGCAGATAAAGACCCCACAGGTGGTCTTACTGCTAGAGGTCGGAGAAAATACAACCGAGCAACAGGTGGAAACTTGCAAGCTCCTGTTACTAAAAAGACAGGTCTTTCTCCTAGACAAAAAGCAAGAAGAAAATCTTTTTGTGCAAGAATGTCAAAGGTAAAAGGACCATTAAAAAAAGATGGCAAGCTAACTCGCAAAGCTCTTGCACTACGCAAGTGGAATTGTGGGTCTGTATAAATTAACAAAGTAGAAATCTAAATATCCTTGTGCCTGATGCGTCAGATACCACTTGAGAGAAAGGATTGAAACGAAGTTAGTTTCTCAAATTTGTAAACATTAATCAAGGAGTTTTCTATGGCTAACGCCACAGTCTCACGTCTTGGTTTGGTAAACAATACAGGAACAGACTTTGATGCTCTGTTTCTGAAAGTGTTTTCTGGTGAAGTGCTTACAGCTTTTGCTAGAAACAATATCTTTAACGAGCAACTTCATTCAGTTCGTACTATCACAAGTGGTAAATCAGCACAGTTTCCAGTATTGCACAGAGTTTCATTGCAAACATTGATGAACTCAAGAATCATTATGACGTAAGAGCAACTTACGCTGATGAATTAGGCAAGGCTCTAGCTCGTACATACGATCAAAACGTAGCGAAGCAAATAGCTAATGCGAGTCGTGCTTCTACTACTCTTAGTGGTGGTAATGGTGGTCTTGTATTAACACTTGCTTCTGGCAATACAGCTTCAGCAAACGTCACAGGTGATGAAATAGCAGCAGCTATCTATGATATTGCACAGACATTTGATGAAAGAGACATTCCTCCAACAGATCGTTTCTGTGTACTACCACCTGCTGAGTACTACAAACTTGCTGAGTCTGCTACAAGAACTGTAGACGTTGACTTCAACCCACAGGGTAATGGTTCGTTTGCTTCTGGTAAGGTACAACAAGTTGCTGGTATCCCTGTGATGATGAGCAACAACGTACCTCAGAGTAATGTCGGCAGCAATCCAAGCGGTGCCAATAATACCTACTCAGGTGACGATAGTAAAACTATTGGTCTTGTCTTCCACAAGTCTGCTGTTGGTACAGTAAAACTTATGGATATGACAACTGAGATCTCTGGTTCTGACTACGGAATTATGTATCAAGGTACATTAATGGTTGCTAAGTATGCTCTTGGTCATGGAATCCTAAGACCAGAATGTGCAGCTACTATTAAGCTATCTGCTTCTTAATTTCAATTTATAGGGTATCTTATTATTAGATACCCTTTTTTTATACCCATGTATCATTCAACAAAGAAAAAAAAGAAGAAGAAAAAAGGTGGGAGGGATTCACTCAAAATAAAAAAGTACTAAACAATGGCTGTAGCTGCAACCACTGAGCTTGAAGCTGTCAACATAATGTTGGCTGCTATTGCGGAAGCTCCAATAAATAGCTTGACAGGTTTACTTCCAGTAGATGCTGTTACTGCTCAATCAACTCTTACTGAATTTAATAAAGAGGTTCAATCTGAAGGTTGGTCTTTTAACACAGAAACAGATGTTACTCTTACTAGAGATGGATCTAATCAAATAAGTTTACCTTCAAATGTTTTAAGAGTAGATGCAAATATACATCAACACCCAACAATAGATCCTATACAACGTGGTTTAAAATTATATGACAGGCAAAATAATAAATTTGAATTTGATGAAGACTTGATTTGCACTGTTGTTTATTTTAGAACTTTTGACGAGATACCAGAACAAGCAAAAAGATATATAAATATTAAAGCTGCAAGAGTATTTGTTGATAGATTAGTAGGAGATCAAGGACTAAGAACATATACAAAAGAAGATGAAATAAGAGCTAGAGCAATACTTATGGAAACAGATTTAGCCAATGCAGATCATAACTTACTAAGAGGAGACCCTTCTCTTACCAGTATCTTTGATACTTACAATCCTTCTAGTGCATTAATTAGATAACTATGCCTGTCATATCAAGAGCTATACCTACATTATTAAGAGGTATATCACAATCTTCTGATGCTTTAAAACAACCAGATCATGCTGAAATACAAGACAACGCTGATAGCAACCCTATTCTTGGTTTAACAAAACGTAGTGGCTCTCAATATCTAACAACTTTACAATCTTCAACTCTTGGTAATGTTCATATTCAAACTATAAACAGAGATACAACTGAAAGATATGTAGCGATATTTAGCAATGGCAATATAAGAGTTTTTGAATTAGATGGCACTGAAATAACAGTAAACAAACCTGATGGTACTGCATACTTAAATACTTCTACACCTAGAAGCGTAATTAAAACAATAACAATTGCTGATTTTACTTTTGTTGTAAATACAAATATTACAACAGCAATGGACACAACTTCTAGTCCATATACACAAGATGTTCTTGGCGGTCAAACTGTTAGTTTAGAACATCAGGCAATTGTATTTATAAACCAAGCAACATCAAAAACAACTTATCGTGTAGAAATTGATGGTGTATCAGTTACAGATAATACAGATGGAGATTCTACTTTAAGTACAACAACAATAGCTTCTGATTTAAAAAGTGGTCTTGAATCTGGACTTACTGGTTTTACTTTAAATCAAAATGGTCCTGTTTTATGGATAAGAAAAAATAATGGTGAAAATTTTGATATTGATGTATCTGATACTCAAGGTAATACTAAAATGTCTATGTTCAAAGATTCAGTACAAAGGTTTACTGATCTTCCAACAGTCGCACCTAATGGATATGTTGTTGAAGTAAAAGGAGATGATGATACAAACTTTGATAATTACTACGTTAAGTTTGTTACTAACAATGGTAATTCTTTTGAAGAAGGTCAATGGGAAGAAAGTGTAGAAGCTGGCATACCTTTTAAATTTAATTACGATACTATGCCACACGTTTTGTTAAGACAAGCTGATGGTAAATTTAGATTTGCAAGAGTTGATGGTCAGAATTATGGTCTTTCTACATTTACTGATGATGATGGAAATACAGTAAATCCTCAAACTGCTGCAACATATTCTTCTACAACTTCAGATAATAAAATTACAATAACAAAAACTAATCATGGATTTGCTACAGGTGATTTAGTTAATGTTGTAAAAGTAAGTGGAAGTATAAATAGTGGACAATTTATAGTTGCAAGAGTTGATAATAATACTATTACTTATATAACTGCTACTAATGAAGGTGCTAATACAAATGCTAATTGCACAATAGGTCAAGGTTTTTCTACCCCAATATGGGGAGAAAGAACTGTAGGTGATTTAATATCAGCACCAAATCCTTCTTTTATTGGTAATAAAATTAATAACGTATTTTTCTTTAGAAACAGACTTGGGTTTCTTGCAGGTGATAATGTAGTTCTTTCAAGAGTATCAGAATTTTTTAATTTTTTTCCAGAAACAGTTATATCTGTTTTAGATAATGAACCTATAGATGTAGCTGCTTCGCATACAAAAGTTGCTACTTTAAAAAGTGCAGTAACTATGGGTGAAAAACTTATACTATTTAGTGACCAAACACAATTTGTATTAACAAGTTCAGCAGATAACCTTACTCCTAAAACAGCTAACGTAATAGTTGCAACTGAATTTGAAAGTAGTTCAGCAGCACAGCCTGTAGGATCTGGTTCTTCTATTTATTTTTTAACTCAAAAAGGTTCTTTTGCTGGTGTAAGAGAATATATTATTCAAGGAGAATCACAGATAAAAGATGCAGCAAACATAACAATTCATGTACCAAGACTTATACCGACTAATGTTTTTAAAATGGCAGTATCTACTAACCAAGATATTCTTGTAGTCTTGGGTTCAGACAATACAAATAAATTATATGTATATAGATGGTTATATGGAGATGGTGGACAAAAAGCTTTGAGTGCTTGGTTTACTTATACTATTAATTCAAACAGGTCGATTCTTAATGTTGATTTCATTGGTACAGATTTGTTTATTGTTATAGAAGAAGCTAATAAAGTAACGCTAGAAAAGATACCATTTGAAACTGAATTTAGAGAACCTAATGCAGAGTTTGAATATCATCTTGACCATAAAGTAACTGAAGCAACCACAGGAGTTTCGGTATCTTATAGCTCTGGTACTGGTCTATCTACCTTTACAGTTCCATATAGACTAAGAGCTAATATGAATATTGTCGGTAGATATTTAGGTAGTGGAGAGACAAGCACATTTGTAGATTCTCAAGGCAATACAAAAACTCTTACATCAGGGCAAGTACTATCAACATCTAACGCAACAAATGGCTCTACTTCTACTATTACAGCAATAGGAGATTACAGAAATAGTAAATTTATTATTGGTGAACCTTATGAAATGCACTATAGATTTAGTAAACAAAGACTAACAGAACAAGGTGCAGGTTCACCTGAGTATGTAGGAGCAAGACTACAGCTACATCATTTCTATATTAAATACGAAGATGCTGGATTTTTTAAGGTAGAAGTAACACCTGAGAATAGAGATACAAGTACCCATAAATTTACTGGTCGTTTGCTTGGTGCTGCGTCTGCTGCTATTGGTCAGATAAACCTAGATACAGGTACATTTAAAGTACCGATAATGAGTAAGTCTGACAGAGTAGATATAGATTCC